GAGCCTGCGACGGCATCGGCTGGTCGAGACCTGCGACGGCATCGGCTCCCAGGATGGACGGCTGGTCGAGACCTGCGACGGCATCGGCTCCCAGGATGGACGGCGGGGTCGAGCCTGCGACGGCATCGGCTGGTCGAGACCTGCGACGGCATCGGCTCCCAGGATGGACGGCGGGGTCGAGCCTGCGACGGCATCGGCTCCCCCCGGAATCCCCCCGATTCTTCACAATGGGGGAGGGGGGTAGTTTGGGCGGGCTCGACCCTCGGGCAGACCGCATGTCCCTGCCCCCGATTCTGTGCGGCGGTGCAGCCAAATCGCTCGAAACGGCCCCCGTCGGCGGTTTGGCAAAAACGCTACCCCGCTATACAGCGTGGTACACTGCCGTCATGTGTTGCAGCACCAGCGGCTGCGACAGGGAAGTCAGGAAGTGCGAGTGGTGCGGCAGCGAATTGCCGAATGAGTCTCCATCTCGCGGGCGACCGACCAAATACTGCTCCGGTGAATGCCGCAAGGCCGACAGGCCGCTGCGTCGGCGGCGCCGTGAGTGTGCGAACTGTGGAGCGGCGGACGTCTCTGTCGGCCGGCGGTTCTGTACGGATGCCTGCAAGGAGCAGTGGGCGGCGACGCCGTGTGCTTGCTTGGGCTGCGGCAGAGAGTTCGTCCGTTCGCCAGCGACGCCCCCTGCGAAATGGTGCAGCAAAGGGTGCCGCGAGGCGTCGAGGAGGCGAAGGAAGAGAGATGCGCGGGTCTCGGCAAGTGCCCCCCGATCATGCAAGTGCTGTGGGGCGATCCTGCCCGACAGGCCGTGGCCGCTGCGGGGGCGAAGAAAGGTGTATTGCTCAAAAAAGTGCCGTAACGCGGCTCCGACCGGATCGTGCGAGAGGTGTGGCGCCGCGATCGCCAAGGGCAAGTCGTACTGCTCCGACGAATGCCGGTGGCCCAACAGGAAAGGAGCCCACGCGAATTGTCGCGAGTGCAGCAAGGAGTTCCTGAAGCCGAAGTACCGTTCTGCGTTCTGCTCGACAGAATGCTCTTCTCGATGGGGCGAGAGGCACATGGACAGAATGCGTCTCCTGCGAAGCATCGCCCACCCTCCTAAAGTCCTCTCCTGCCTCTGCTGTGCAAAGCCCTTCTCGCCCCGCCCAGGCGGCGGCCGAGTCGGAAAATACTGCTCGCGGAACTGCGCCTTTGAGGCAAGACGACTCCGGCTGCCAGTCACCCGGTTCACCAAGCGGAACGGCACGCCGATCGAGAACCAACTCGCCGCGTGGTTTCACGCTTGGGGCAACGACGCCGACGACGTCGTCGCTGGCAAGAGGCAGCGATCCGGCCACAAGTATCGGTGCCAGAAGTTCGGAGTGCCCTACGAGAAGTTCTCGCTCAAGGGCATCCTCAAGCGAGACGGCTGGGAGTGCCAATGGTGCGGGTGCGAGTTATTGCGGAAGCTCACGGAGGACGAGAGCGGCAAGACGGACCCGCGCAGCCCCTGCGTCGACCACATCGTTCCGCTGTCTCTGGGCCCGCCCTGCCCCGGCCACGTCCCATCGAATGTGCAGGCTTCGTGCTATCGATGCAATCAGAAGAAGGGCAGTCTCATGCCAGACTCCTTTGCGGCCAGACTTGCCAATAAGCTACCATGAAAGACATATGGCAAAAGGCCCCGCGCCGACCCCGAAGCACATCCTTCAGCTTCGCGGATCGAGGGAGGCCAAGTACCGCGAGGAGCTTGGCACCCCGGTATCAGAGTTGCCCGAACCGCCCGACTGGATGCGTCCAGCCGCGAAGGAGATGTTCCGCCTAGTCTGCGGATACACGCAGGGCATGGGGACGCTAGCGGAAAGCGACACCCAAGTGATCGCGAGGTACGCGATCGTCTGGGAGAAGTGGTGGGCCGCAGAGCAGGAACTCGCCAAGACAGGCGAGTGCTGGCGGGAGGTTGTCGGCCCCGACGGGAGCCTGCGGTTCTGCCGACCGACCAAGTGGCAGTCGCAGAGCAACCACTGCCATGAGCAGTTGCGTCAGTTGGAAACGGTCCTCGGCCTGACGCCGGCGGATCGGACACGCCTCGGATATGGCGCGCAGAAGGTCATCCTCGATCCGATGGATGAGCTACTCACGAAGGGCGGCTGAAGCCGACTTTCGCAATTCGCGAATCGCGAACGATGCAGCCATTCGTCGACATCCGGCGGTTCATTCCGCTCCTGAAGCACACCCGCGGCGACTTCGCCGGGCGGAACTTCCTGCTTGAGGACTGGCAGGACTCTTACCTCAACGACCTCTTCAACACGAAGAACCCCGACGGGACGAGGCAATACAGGACTTCCCTGCTTGCCCTACCGCGGAAGAACGGCAAGAGCCAGATCGCAGCCGCGATCGGCTTGTACATGGCCTTCTGCGACGACGAGGGCGCCGAGGTGATCGTGGCGGCCGGCGACCGCTCCCAGGCGTCGATCCTCCACGACGCCGCCAAGCAATTGCTGGAGTCCTGCCCTGCCCTGGCCCGCAAGGCGAAGGTCTACCGGAACAGCATCGTCGTCCCGAGCCGCAACGCCAAGATGCTCTGCATCTCCAGCGAGGCGGGGACGAAGCACGGCTACAACCCGTCGTGCGCCCTGATCGACGAGTACCACGTCTTCCCCGATCGGGAGCTTGTCGACGTCCTTGAGACCGGCATGGGCGCTCGAAAGCAGCCCCTCACGATCTACATCACCACGGCCGGCACCGATATGCAGGGGCCTTGCTACAAGGACTGGAAGCGGGCCGAGAAGATTCGCGACGGCGCCCTCGTCGACCCGACGTTCCTGCCGTGCATCTTCGCCGCCGACCCTGCCGACGACCCGTTCGATGAGGCCACCTGGAAGAAGGCGAATCCGAACTACGGCGTCACGCTCAAGCCGGAATACTTCCACCAGTTCTCAGCCAAGGCGCAGCAGTCGCCGTCCGATGAGACGGTTTTCAGGACGCTCCACCTGAACCAGTGGATGTCCTCGACGACGAAGTGGTTGAAGGCCGGCGCCTTTGAGAACTGTGCCGAGCAGCCCCGGCCGGGCGGCGAGCGGATGTGCTACTGCGGCATCGACTTGGCCTCGACGTTCGACACCACCGCGTTCGTGGCGATCTGGCCCGACGACGACGGAACCTACGACATCTACGCCCACTTCTTCATCCCCGAGGAGAACGCCGCCAAGCGCGCCAAGGAGGACCGCGTGCCCTACCTCGAATGGGCCAAGGCCGGATTTGTTACACTTACGGGAGGGGACGTGACTGACTACGACATCGTGCGGGACCACGTTCTAGCTTTCTGCGAGAAGAACGCAGTTAGGGGCGTGGCTATCGACCGATACAACGCCACGCACCTGACTACCCAGCTAGACAACGAGGGGGTCGTGATGAAGCCCTTCGGTCAGGGCTTTGTGTCGATGAACGCCCCGACGAAGCTCCTTGAAACCCTGGTAATTCAGGGGCGATTGCGACACGGCGGCAACCCGGTCCTTCAGTGGCAGGCAAGCAACGTCCAGGTGAAGACCGACGACGCGGGGAACGTGAAGCCGACGAAGAAAAACAGCAGTTCGACTGGCCGCATCGACGGCATGGTGGCCTTGATCATGGCCTTGGGCATCGCCTCGGGCGAGGCCAGGAACGAGCCCGACGAACCAATGCTCATGGTGTTCTGAAGATGGATCAAGCCGACGAAGCAGTCCTTGAAATCATCGAGAACCGGAGCAATCTGGCCCGAATCTTTGAAGAGATTCGTGACACCCGACGGACGACGTCCGGCATTACTGTCAGCCCCGAGACGAGCCTGGAGTGCAGTGCCGTCCTCGCCTGCGTCAGGGTGCTGTCTGAGTCGATCGCCAGCCTGCCGATGAATCTCTACCGTCGCCTCCCCGGCGGCGGCAAGGAGATCGCCGAAGACCAGCACCTCCACGAACTGCTGCACTACCAGACCAACGACTGGATGACGGCGTTTGAGTGGAAAGAGTGGATGATGAGCCAGTTGCTGCTGTGGGGCAACGCCTACAGCAAGATCATTCCCGGCCCGAACGGCGCCGTCGACAAGCTGGAACCGCTCCATGCCTCGCGGATGACGGTCAAGCGGCTAGAGAACGGCAAGCTGCGGTACTACTACCAAGTCCCGCCGACGCTCCTGAACCCGAGCCCAGACCCCGTCGAGTATCGGCAGGAGCAGATTTTTGTGATTCGCTGGCTCTCGTCCGATGGGGTGACAGGCTATGTGCCTGTGACCCTCTCCCGCGAGGCCATCGGCCTTGCCAGGGCAGCGGAGATTCACTCCTCGGCATTCTTCGGGAACAACGCCCGCGGCGGCGCCGTCTTTGAGACCGACCAGCCCCACAAGCCCGAGGTGCTGCG